GTTCGGCACGTGTAAGAGCTAAAAGGAGGTAGACATGAAGTTTGAAATAACTATTGCAGTGCTATTGACTATTGGCGCAAGTGTGTGGGTTGCATATTTAACACAGGGGATGACCCCGCCACAACCCATTACGCCAGCGCAGTTGCAGGTGCAAGCAAAGGAGAAATCCATAAGCGAGATGTGCGACAGGAAACCCAAGAGCAAAGAAGCAAGAGATTTGTGTAGAAGATGGAGGAAACAAAATGCTTGAACGTATAAGAACATTCTTTGGCAGAGAGAAAGGTATGCACCCAAACAAGTCAACCATTGTTGCCCAAGGCACGGCGTGGTATTGCACTGAGTGTGGGTTGGTATTTATAACTAAGTCTGCTGGCGACCAGCATAGTTGTGAGTATCGTTTTCAAGATTCAATTGTAGGGATGAGAAAGAATGCCGAGACCCAAGAGTGAGCTAACCAAAAGCGGCAAAACTATCGGTATTCGCGTAACCGAAAGCGAGTATGAAGAGTACATGAAATTAGGAGGAGGAGCATGGCTAAGAAAACTTTTACAAAACAGCAGAGACAAAAGGAAACCAAATGACCGAGGAAACTAAAAAACGAAAAGGACGAGGCCCTAGTAAGAAGCCAACCCTTTTCAATACGAGCTTGCGACTATCAAGGGAGGTGATGGATTACTTCAACACCAACCATGCGTATTCAAAGCAAGCCAAGATTCGTGAAATTCTTACCGAGTATGTAAACAGCCAACAGCAAGGAGCTAACAATGGCAAAGAAACTGAGTAACGCACAAAAAATCCGCAACTACATTTCTGCTCATCCCGAAGCAAGTGCAAGGGAGATAGCGCAAGTATTAAAGTTAAAAGCGCAATACGTACATCAAACCATGTACGCCGACAGGAAAAGACTACAAACGAAAAAGATTGTTCTTCAACGCTCTGAGGTAGAGGTAGCCAACAGACTGGGCATCTCAACAGCGGAGTATGCGAAGCAGAAAGCCAAGATACTTAGAGAACCTAAGATGAAGCGCATTGCATTGTTCTCAAGCAACACGCCAATCACAATGGAAGAGCCACAAGCCGACCCAGTGAATCACCCCGCTCATTACAAAGTAGGTGGTATGGAAACTATCGACTTTATCGAGGCAAAAGGTTTATCCTATCACTTGGGTAATGCTGTAAAGTACATTAGCCGAGCCGACCACAAGGGTAGCCGCAAGCAAGACTTGGAGAAAGCCAAGTGGTATCTTGAACGAGCGATAGCACAGGCTTAAAGATTGGGGGGATAGATTGATTGGGGGACGACCTAGCTGGCAGATGTGACGGTGTCTCTTTGGGTGAAGTTCCCCCTTGAATAAATTGGCTTCACTCAACTTCAAACGTGATCGGGGGGCACGTAATCTGCCAACCCCTCTGCCTAACATTTGTTAGGGTAAGTCCTAACCGCCTTCGGGCGGTTTTTTTACGCCTGTACTTGACAAAGTCAAGCTGTGTGTTATTATCGCTGCCTGAAAACAAATTGGAGCGTTAGATGACACCACGAATGGAGAATGCGTTGGCACTCGCAGACAAGTGCTGGAAAAAAGCGGCGGAAACTGAACCTGCTTTTGTAGAAGAATACATAAGACTGGCTGAAGACCTACTTACAAAAAAGCCCATTGTGCTTGGTGATGAGTTTAGAAATCACTGCGCAAACAACAAACTGTTTAGACCTAAGACGCTACACCCAAACGTATGGGTTTCTGGCGTTAAAGCGCTCAAGACTCTTGGTTGGATTCACCCCATCGGTAAGGTTGAGCCGACTCAGTCGCACAATCACATGCCCTCAGTAACCCAATGGCACAGCATGATCTATGGCACAGACACCTGAAGCCAAGGTCAAGGCCAAGATCAAAAAAACCCTGAAAGACAACAACGTGTACTTTGCCATGCCCATCGGCACTGGCTACGGCAGTTCAGGAGTCCCCGACTTTCTTTGCTGTGTCAACGGAAACTTCCTTGCGATTGAAGCCAAGGCGGGTAAAGGTACGACCACAGCACTGCAAGACAAAAACATCCGAGAAATAAAAGAATCCGGCGGCATGGCCGTTGTGATTGCCGAAGAGCAACTCGAACTCGGATACTTAGAACAACTTATTCAATTGATGAGGAGCTAATGAACATCATCACGATTGACTTTGAGACAGCCTACGGCGGCGACCTTGGGTTCTCCAAGCAGACCACTGAGGAGTACATCCGTGACCCACGTTTCGAGGTTATTGGTGTTGCAGTACAGGTAGACGATGGTGAACCGGTGTGGTTCAGCGGTACACACTCAGCCATGTATCAATTTCTCCAAAAGTATGACTGGAAGAACTCCATAGCCTTAGCCCACAACGCACCATTTGATGGAGCAATTCTGAATTGGCAGTTTGGGATTACACCCAAGGGCTGGTTGGATACGTTGAGCATGGGGCGAGCGCTTCATGGTACGCAAGTGGGTGGAAGCCTAGCGGTGCTGGCACAGCACTACGGCATCGGGGTCAAGGGTGAACAGGTTAAGCAGTACATCAACTACTTTCGCAAGACTTTCACCAAGGATGAGTTAGCCGACTACGCAAGCTACTGCAAGAACGATGTGGCGCTAACGTGGGATTTGTATGGACACATGAGCCAAGGATTCCCTGCGGTTGAGCTACGCTTGATTGACCTGACTGTGCGGATGTTCACCGAGCCAGTGTTGCAGTTGGACAAGGAGATGCTGGAAGTTCACTTGGTTAAAGAGAAGCGCCGCAAGGAAGATTTGCTGGACAGCTTTGACAAAGACACTTTGATGAGCAACCCACAATTTGCTGACTTGCTTATATCGTTTGGGGTTACGCCGCCCATGAAGAAGAGTCCCGCTAATGGGAAACAGACCTACGCATTTGCCAAGAACGACGAAGAGTTCAAGGCCCTGTTGGAGCATGAGGATACTCGGGTACAAGCAGTAGTTGCGGCCCGGTTAGGTACGAAGTCAACCATTGAAGAGACGCGAACCGAGCGGTTCATCGGTATCGCCTCCCGAGGGCCAATGCCAGTTCCCCTACGCTACTACGCCGCCCACACAGGACGGTGGGGTGGTGACGACAAGATCAACTTGCAAAACTTGCAACGCACATCACCGCTCAAGAAATCTATCCTTGCGCCGTTTGGACACGTGATGATTGACTCGGACTCCTCGCAGATTGAAGCACGTACGCTGGCATGGTTAGCAGGTCAGGATGATTTGGTGGACGCATTTGAAAGGGGTGAGGATGTATACAAAATCATGGCAACAGCTATCTATGGCAAGGAGATCAATGCTATTACGAAGGATGAACGGTTTGTTGGTAAGACGACGATTCTTGGGGCTGGCTATGGTATGGGTGCGATTAAGTTTAGAGCGCAACTCAAAACTTTTGGAGTGGAGGTATCAGCGGATGAGGCAAAACGTATCATTGACACGTACCGCCGAACCTACCCATACATATCCGAGCTATGGAAAGCGGCGGCAAATGCCCTCCCCGCAATCATCCGTGAACAAACCACATCCTTTGGTCGGGGCGGCATCCTCAAAGTGGATGGGTCAGAGGGCATCTTGCTCCCCAATGGACTACGCTTGAAGTACCCCAACCTACGCCAAAAGATAGACGATGATGGCAAGACCGAACTTGTGTACGACACCAAGAAAGGCAAAGCTGTCATCCCCAACCGAATATACGGCGGCAAGGTGATTGAGAACGTATGCCAAGCACTTGCACGTATCGTGATAGGTGAGCAGATGTTGATGGTGGCCAAAAAGTATCGCGTGGTGATGACCGTCCATGACGCCATCGCTTGTATTGCACCGGAGGCCGAGGCTGAAACAGCTAAGGAGTACGTTGAATTGTGTATGCGTATCCGCCCGACGTGGGCATCTGAGCTACCCCTGAACTGTGAAGCAGGGTATGGGAGGAGTTATGGCGACTGTTAATAAACCACTTATCGACAAGTTTTTTGACCGTGTCACGTCCAATGAGTATGGGTTGCCAGTTGAGTTCCAACACAACGTACCGAAGAAGGATGTGCAAACATTTATTCTGTCGCCCGAAGTTGCGTTGAGCGCCGAAATGCTTGTGCGTTCTAAGTCTTTCAAGATGCCTAGCCTTACTGAATTGCGTATGCCGTACCCGCATACGGTGATCGAGTACCCGCTAACAGAAGACATTCGCAAGCTACGCCACAACGGACTCATCAATGGCATCGTTGAGATAATACGCATCGGCGCATACATCCGAGAAATTGAAAAGGGTGTGTTTACTTGTTTACCGTATTGGGAGTTCATTGACGGTCGCATTCAACATAGCTTCTTTACGTTTTTATTTGGTATGAACGCGATTGGTGCACTTAAAGTGTCTCTTAGCTCTAGGGTTAACGGAGACGATGCTGTTGATTGCAACATAATACCGTGCGTATCGTTCATCGTGGCCGCAGAAAAAGCGAAGGTTCCACCTGAGCGTTTTATGCAGTTATTTGAATCCCCTGAAACACATCAACACATTAGAGAAGCCGCCACAGAAATCCCATGTCTTATGTTTGCCTCTTATCTTTTGCTTAGCTGTAAGAGCGGGGTAGGTCGGACTAAGGTTCCCGCACGGACACCACCCAAAGGCACAAAACTCGGCGGTAAAAAACAGAAGGCATACTCTGCTAGTGCGTACACATTGTTGCATTTGGAAGAGATTGAGAGCGCCACAACCGAGGGTGTTGTCAGTCGCCGTTCAGATATTTCAGCCCACTACGTGCGAGGCCACTTTAAACAACGCAAGAGCGGTATCTATTGGTGGAATTCATTTGTGCGTGGCAACGGGGAACCCCGTAAACGCGAAGCTTACTTGGTAGAGGAAACAGCATGAGTATTGTGTGGTCGTTTAGTAGCCTGAAAACATTTCAGCAGTGCCCCAAGAAGTACTATCACACCAAGATAGCCAAGGACGTTGTTGAGCCTGACACAACGGCAACGCTGTACGGCAAGACTGCACACACTGTGGCAGAGGAATACATTCGGGACGACAAGCCTATCCCCCCTGCGTTTGACTACATGCAAGACACATTAGACGTACTGAAGAATATTGAAGGAGAGAAGCTATGCGAAGTGAAGTTGGGCTTGACCAAGGACTTGGAGACTTGCGAATTCAGTGCTCCGAATGTTTGGTGGCATGGCATAGCCGATTTGGTAGTTATCAATCGGGAGAAGGGGCTTGCTTACTCAGCAGACTACAAGACGAGCAAGAGTGCGAGATATGCGGACGTAAAGCAACTCGATCTTGTGGCTTGTGGGCTTTTTGCCAAATTTCCGGAGATCAAGCGGGTGAAGTCCGCTTTGATTTTCACTGTCTCTAAAGAGTTTATTCAGGCTGAACATCACAGGGAAATGATGCCAAAGTACATAGAGAAGCCAGCAAAAGATGTTGCACGAATTGAGGCGGCGTTGGAAAATGGGGTGTGGAATCCAATCAGTGGCCCACTGTGCAAGTTCTGTGCAATTAAACAATGTGAGTACAACAGGAGTTAAAGATGCCCTACGTAAACAAACCCCGACCATACAAAAAAGAATACACGCAACAAGTCGCCCGAGGCGAACACGAAAACAGAATGGATAGACAACGTGCAAGAAACGAAATGGACAAGAAGGGCATTGACCGTACTGGAAAGGACATCGACCATGTGGTTCCCCTATCCAAAGGGGGTAGTAATGCTAAGGGAAAT